GCGCGTATACTCAGATAGTTGTTGCTGACAGCGCACCGACACTTTACTACTACTGCACCCAACACTCTGCTATGGGAGGGCAGGCAAATACACCTGTCTTCGCATCAGTTGTAGTTGAACTAAGCGATATTGTGGCTGGCGCAAGTGGAACAGGTGCTGTCGGAAATGGAGCTCTAGTAGGCTCCCCAACTGCCACTGGCGCAAGTGGAACAGGTGCCGTCGGGAACGAAAGCATAGATATACTTGGCTGGGGTAACGCTGGCTGGGGAGAAGATGGATGGGGCGAATAATATGAGTTACACAACACTAAAGGCCAACATTCAAAATTTTATAGAAGATGACTCTACAGAGTTCGTCGCGTCAATTGACACAATAATAGCGCAAGCTGAAGAAATGGTGTTCCAAAGGCTTCCGAACCTTCCTTGTTTCCGGCAGACATCTTCCGCAGCGAATCTAGTGGCAGGGACAGCTTCATACACAATCCCAACAGCTCGGATGATCCGTCAGGTTTCCATAACAGATACAAATGTTGTCACATATCTTGACCACAGATTAGATTCTTATGTTCGTGATTATTGGCCAAATGCCACGACCCAAGGAACACCCAGAATGTACAGCACAGATAGTGCAGGAACATCTGGAACAGTCATCACATTAGCACCAACACCATCAGCCACCTTGGCCTATAGTGTTGACTTTATAGCACCAGGAGCTGGCCTGAGTTCATCTAACGCTGACACATGGATCGACACCAATGCACCTGCTGTTTTGTTGGCAGCTGCATTGTTTGAAAGTTCTGCTTTCCTTAAAGCACCAGAAACGCTAAACTTATACAAAGGCCAGTTTGATGAGGCTGTGCAGCTCTTTCAGCAAGAGATGGGCAGGAACTATACAGCAGAATACAATGGAGGCATATAATGGCTATCACACAAGCGATGTCCACACTTTTTAAAAAAGATGTTCTGTTGGGTGATCATCACCTAGACAGTGACAATATTTACATTGCGCTATACACCAGCAGCGCGACACTGAGCGCGGCAACAGACGGTTACATAACCAGCAATGAAGTTGCCAACGGCAATGGATACACAACAGGCGGCAATGCGCTGGCGAGTAAGGCGGTCACCGAAAACAGCACAAGCGGTGTTTTTGATGCGGCTGATCCAGAGTGGACAAGCGCAACATTTACTGCTCGTGGTGCTTTGATTTACAACAAAACGCTGGGCGATGCTTCATCAAACGCAAGAGGCGCAATTGCAATCTTGGACTTTGGTGGTGACTTCTCTGTCTCTGGTGGTACTTTTAAAATTGTATTCCCAGCGGCTACTGCAAGCAATGCAATTGTAAGGATCGACTAAAATGGCTTCATCCTATGACAATGACTTACGCCTCAATGAAATGGCGACTGGCGATCAGTCGGGTTCATGGGGAACAGTCACAAACTTAAACTTAGAAATAATTGCGGAGGCGTTCAGCTACGGCACACGCGCTATTGCCAACGACTCCACAGACAACATAACACTTGCAGATGGGGCATCAGACGCTGACCGCAGCATGTATCTAAAGCTGACTGGTGGCGGTCAGGCTTGCACAGTCAGTCTTTTGCCCAACACTGTTTCAAAGGTTTGGCTGATTGAAAATGCAACGTCTGCAACTTTGACATTCACCCAAGGCTCTGGGGCAAATGTTGCGGTGCTTGCTGGTCAGGTCAAAATGATCGCCACAGATGGCGCAGGATCAGGTGCGGTAGTTTACGATTTATTTACAGATGTGAATTTTGCTGGAACAACACATTTTGACAACATTGATGTTGATGGAACGACCAATCTTGATGCGGTGGATATTGATGGCGCAGTTCAGCTAGACGCTACCTTAACGGTAGGTGTTGATGATACTGGTTATGACGTTAAGTTTTTTGGAGATACTGCCAGTGCTTTTATGCAATGGGACGCGAGTGCTGATGATTTAATTCTTGGTGGCGGTGCAGGGTTAATTGTTCCAGAGGGCCAGCTTACAATTGCATCTACGGCAATGACCAGTTCAGCGGCTGACTTAAATCAGCTTGACGGGAAAGTAGCTAAGACGGCTGGCTTAGAAACCATTTGGGTTCCTGCAGCCGCAATGTATCCCAGCACAACTAATCCTTGCTCTGACCTTACTCAAGTCGAGACCACCGCGCTTCGCCCTGATATGAAAGTCTTAGATTTTGCAGCCGATGCAGATGACTTTGCTCAGTTCTCAATAGCGTTTCCAAAAAGTTGGAATGAAGGCACGATAAAGTTCCAAGTATTCTGGACACCTAGCACCACTAATACTGGCAATTGCATCTGGGGCTTGCAGGGCGTTTCGGTTGCCGATGGTGCCACTATAGATGTTGCGTTTGGTACAGCCGTAACTGTTACAGACGCAGGAATAGGCACGGTAGAAGATCAACAGGTTTCTGCTGTTAGCGGGGACGTAACCCTTACAAATGCTGCTGTTGATACGCAATCTTATTTCCAAATATTTAGAGATGCTAATGCGGGAGGCGATACATTTACTGGCGTGTCTCGTTTGTTGGGCATTAAACTATTCTTCACTACCGATGCAGCAAACGATGCGTAGGAGCTTGACATGAGTTTTGGTTATCAAGTTTTAGGTTTCGGTGCTTTTACAAGCGGCGGTGGATTAGATGCTACTGGCGGAACTATCACTGAAGCAGGGGGTTTTAAAATCCACACGTTTACAAGTAGTGGTACTTTTACAGTAAACTCTGGCGAATCTTCCGGTATTGAATTTTTAATAATTGCTGGTGGTGGCGGTGGTGGAACGCAGCACTCAGGTGGTGGCGGTGCTGGCGGTTATCGTTCTTCTGTTGGATCAGAAAATACTGGGGGTGGTGCATCTACCGAAAGTCGAATGAGCGTTAGCGCAGGAAGCTATACCGTAACCGTTGGCGCAGGTGGCGCAGGAGGGGCATCAGGCGGGAATGGTAGTGGTGGTTTTGGCACCAACGGCTCAAATTCTTCATTTAATTCTGTGACATCTACAGGCGGCGGAGGTGGTAGTTCTTGGCAGGGAGGTGGAGCGGGAACCAACGCAGGTAAAGTTGGGGGATCAGGCGGCGGCTCTGGTTATCCCAATACTGCTGGGGGTGCGGGTACGTCTGGGCAAGGTTTTGCTGGAGGTAAGTCCACTTCATCGGGGGCGGGTGTTCCACATGGAGGTGGCGGCGGCGGTGCATCAGCGGTTGGCACAAACAACCAAGGCACAATTGGCAACTACTCATCAACCAATCCTGAGCAGGGAGGTGCTGGGGGTGCAGGTTTAGCCTCTGTAATTTCTGGTTCGTCAGTTACAAGAGCAGGAGGCGGCGGTGGCGGGACTTACAGTCCAAACGTAACTAACGCTAACCTATTAAATTCTGGGGGTGCGGGTGGCGGTGGACACGGAGGTTATAGAGCTAGTGAAAATAACCCAGCACTTGGTACAGTAAATCCAACGGCTGGATCAGCTAATACAGGCGGCGGAGGTGGCGGTTGCCAAGAATGGCAACGCTCTGGTGCGGCAGGTGGCTCTGGAACAGTTATCATAAGGTATGCAATATGAGCCATTTTGCAAAAATAGAAGGTGGAATTGTCACGCAAGTCATTGTAGCAGAGCAAGACTTTATTGATACTCAATCAGGCACTTGGGTTCAGACCAGTTATAATACACACGGCGGTCAGCATACGCTAGGCAACACGCCTCTGCGGAAAAACTATGCTGGTGTCGGCTACACATATGACAGTAATAAGGATGCTTTTTATGCACCACAACCGTTTCCAAGTTGGGTGCTAAACGAAACAACCTGTTTGTGGGAATCGCCTGTTGCCTATCCAAGTGATGGGAAAAAATACACTTGGAATGAAGACAAAACAAGCTGGGTTGAGGTAACTTAATGGACAAACGCACAGTAGCCTCTGCACATAGCAGAATTGATGATTTAAATATCACCTTTGCATCTCTTCGCACGGAAGTGACCATACAACACAAAGAACTGTTTACGAGGGTAAAGCGTTTAGAGGCGATTATGATCGGTGCCAGTGCAGCAATCATCTTGATGCTTATCACTGTGCTAACAAAAATGGGGTAAGAGCATGACTATGGAAAAGTTTCTGGCATGGAAAATTATGCCTCGGTTCATGATGTTGGTGATGACGGTTATGTATATCCGTGTGATTGAGTGGTTCATGTCTCTCCCACAGGATGTTGTCAGCACTCAGGCCACTGCATTGACTGCCACTGTGACAGGTGCTATGACAGGTGCATTCGCTGTGTGGTTAGGATCAGAGAAATGATGGCACTGCTAGGAAGCCTTCTAGGTTTCGGATCATCGTTTCTCCCTTCTGTGCTGGATTACTTCAAGGCAAACCAACAACAAAAACACCGCATTGAAATGATGCAAATAGAAACGGATCTTGCTCAAAGACGCAGCGAAATGAAGCTGGTTGAGCTAGATAAAAAGGCAGACATCGAAGAAACAAAAGGGTTGTATGCACATGACCGATCTATTGACGCTGGAGGCTTTGTCAACGCTCTCAGGGGCAGCGTTCGCCCTATCATTACTTATGCCTT